TCATACTTTCAAGACACTGTCTGTCTAGCAAATGAAATGAATATCCACCACGAGCTCGACCATAAACTTCAATACGAGTTTTTTATAAATATTGTTAAGCCACGTAAAAGATTCTCTAAGTGGTTTAAAAAAGAGCAAGACAGTGATGTGGAAGCGGTCGCAGAGTTCTATGGCTACAGTAATGAAAGAGCAGCACAAGCACTAACTATCCTGTCTGATGATCAAATAAGAAGAATAAAAGAAAAACTAGAAAAAGGTGGTTAGTATGAGTGCGGTAGAATCTCTAGTTGAAGTTACCCTCCAAAGTCAAGACGATTTCCTCAAGGTACGTGAGACACTTACACGTATCGGTATTGCATCTCCAAAAGAAAAGAAACTCTATCAGTCATGTCACATTCTTCATAAGCGTGGCAAGTATTACATCGTTCACTTCAAAGAACTGTTTGCCCTTGATGGCAAGCCTACAAATTTCTCTGAAGAGGACCAAGGTAGACGCAATACAATTACTAAGCTTCTTTCAGACTGGAATCTCATCTCAGTCGTAAACGAAGGAAGTATCGAAGATCCAGCAGCCCCCATGAACCAGATCAAAATCATTGCCCATAAGGACAAGAATGACTGGGAACTGGTGGCCAAGTATAATATTGGGAATAAGAAGAAGTAGTAGACGTAAGTTATTGATTTTCTTATGAAAAAAAATGTTACTAGTCGGCATGTACAAATGAAGCCCCATATAGTAGAATGGGCATGTAATTTGGAGATTGTATGACAACAGTATACACCAAAAAGCTTACTCCCGTCCAGCGCAAGCTGGTTCGGGATCTTATTCCTTTCTGTGCGAAGAAACTCATGCCTCGTATCAAAGATCTACAGATCACCGTTGTCGGTGTCAAGGATCTGGTAGAAAACGAAGGCATACACGCTGATGTATTGTACGACTACGTAGATCCAACAGCTCGTCCGAAAGATTTTACAATTCGAATAGACACAGCTGATGATCTACAAGAATTCGTACGAATCATTTGCCACGAAATGGTCCATGTAAAACAGTGGGCTCGTGGAGAGATGTATTCATACGACCGACATCCCAATCTGACTCGTTGGCACAAGCAAAAGATTGACCACGATAAGATGGATTACTATGAACAGCCATGGGAAATTGAAGCTCATGGCCGCGAGGAAGGCCTTTCGGTCTCCTTCTTACAGGAACATGAAAAGTGGGCAGGATTTGTCTATGGAATTATTGAAGATTACAAAATGCAGCGACCCCAGCAAATGGTACTCGACTCACGTTGGTGAAACGTTTCCGCTAATCGAAACATTCGATACCGAATATCTTACACGTCAATTGCCTGATAACCAATTTGGTATCAGATTCTTGAACTATGTGCAAAAGGAAGATGCCGAGATAATTTATCACGGTTTTCCAGGTATTGAAAATGAATCGGACTGAAGACGTAGAACTATATCATGGTAGTGCTTTGATGTCAAAAGCCACAGAAGAATGTGGTGAATTGGTACAGGCTATCTCTAAATATGCTAACAAAGGTGGCAAACGAAACGAGAATAAAATACTCGAAGAAGCTGCTGATGCATTAGTTATGATAACCGCTTTGATACAATATCTTGAAGTAGACGAAGATAAATTTATGAAGAGAGTTGAGAAAAGCAAAGTGAAATTTGACAAATACTATGAAGGAGAAATATAGTATGAGTGAAGAAAATGAAGTAGGAGCTCTCGTTACACTTGTGACAGCAGGTGGAGAGATGGTAGGCCGATACATCGGTCAAGATGAAGACAGTATCCAGATCGAAAGCCCTCGAGCTTTTGTTCAAACGGAACAAGGTGTTGGTTTTGCACCATCAGTGTGTTTGACTGGCAAACGTGAGCCTGAAATGGTAGCGTTCAGCAAGTATCAAGTCATTTTGATTGTTGAGACAAATGCTGAGATCGAAAAACTTTGGCTTCAAGCTACGACTGGATTGGTAGTATGAGAGACAAGTTAATTCTCACTGATTGCGATGGAGTCATGCTCGATTGGATGTACTCATTTGACCAATGGATGAGACGTCATAACTATCGCATTCAAAGTCCAGGCGAATATGATATTGGCAAAAAGTATGATATCGGTTTTGCTGAGAAGAAGAGACTTACTCGTATGTTTAATGAGTCAGCTTCTATCCGCAAGATTCCGCCGTTGCGAGATGCTATTAAGTACATTCGTAAGTTGCACGAAGAGCATGGTTATATCTTCCATGTTATTACATCGTTGAGTGATGACGAATATGCCCAACATCTCAGGACTAAAAACCTCTGTGAGACGTTTGGTCATACAGTCTTTGAGAAGTATGTGTACCTCGACTGCGGTGCTGATAAGGACGAGGCGTTGGCTAAATACAAAGATACAGGTTGTTATTGGATCGAAGATAAACCTGAGAATGCACTCGCAGGCCAAAATGTTGGTTTGAATAGTTTGTTGATGGCTCATGGTCATAATGTTAACTATGAAGGTGCACATGTTCGTGTACAAAATTGGAAAGAGATTTACGAGATTATTGCTGGATGATTGTCGACAATCCTGAAATTCCAAATTTTTACCATGTCTTGTATATGGGAAAAAAGGAAAATATCAAAGGTACACCAATCGAACAATACTTCGAGGATTTTAGGCATGTTCGTATTGTTCCTTACGATGTAATTCGAGATCGTACAATTAACGAGATATGTCCGAATCAATTGTTTAGTAATGCAGTACAGCAATTTACAACACGTGTATCTGATGAAGAAGTCGACGTAGATAATTTTACAGACTGTCCAGACTTTCAAACGATTGAATACTATTATCGTTGGTTAATCAAAATGAATTGGTTGATCAATGACATTCGTACGAAAGGATGTTGCGAGCCGATATGGGGTACACTCGTTCCTCATCTCAATAAAATGGACAAAATGGAATATACCTACAATGTCCATCCCGGTACGTTTAGAGTACAATCATTCGATATTATGGAACGACACGAACCATGTGTTGTTTTTGATGCGTTCGAAGTATTCCATGATTATCCAAAGGCGTCACTAGAACAAATACTAGAACTATATAACGATCCTGTTGGCACTGATGTAGAAGTCAGTATACTACAACAAGACACCAGTTATATGACACCTCAAGTCATGAATATGCATCCTAAAGGTTTGAACTGTAGTATGACACCGTCTCTGAAAAAATGGGAAAAGAAAGTCAGACACATGTTCAATGAGCCGATTAAAATTTTTATTGGCTATGATAGTCGACACAATGATGCTACGAATGTTTGTCATAACAGTATACTCGAAACACTTGATCCAAGAACTCGTAGTCAAGTAGAAATTATACATCTCGATACTTCTAAAATTCCAGGTTGGGATAGAGAATACAAAAATCAATCGACTGAGTTTTCATATTCTCGTTTTCTTGTACCATATCTGTCTGACTATAAAGGAATTAGCATCTTTGTTGATGACGACTTTATCTTCCGAGAAAGTCCACTCGTACTTGCACTCTTTTTGTCACATAATCACAGTGTAGCATGTGTTAAACATGACTTCGAGAAAAAGTTTGATACTAAATTTAATGGTGAGAAAGATGTTTGGTATCCGAAAAAGCTGTGGTCAAGTTTAATGGTGTTCAATAACTCTCATCCTGATTGTAAGAAGCTAACTCTCGAATCAGTACAAGAAGAGAGCGGTAAGTTTTTGCACCAATTTGAATGGACAGATGACGGCAAGATTGCTGATTTACCTTCTAAATGGAATTGGTGTGAAGGGTATCATGATGTAATGGATGTTCATAAATCGTACGGATTACACTGGACACGTGGTGGTCCATGGATAGATGATATGAATACCACACATATTGCCTGTCTTGAGCTTTATGACTGGTATAGATTGCGCCGCTTGGTCGGTACAAAAAAGACATGTACATATCAACAAAAACAGGTTAGTATATTAGATATGAAACATTATTACGACATTGAGGATCCTATCAGAGTAGATGATGATGGTACTCGAATATGTCGTGAAATAAATAAGAATGTTCGCTGAAGTTTGTATTAGGAAGTTTGGACGCGGGTTCGACTCCCGCCGCCTCCACCAATTTTGCGGTACCCAGTTTCGGGGGCGTTATGGATTCGACAGGCAACTGAAAGCAAATGGAGAACCGTCCATGAACGCTGACGTAAAACGGTGGTTCAAAACTATAGTTGCCAATGACGACAACTACTACGGTGATTACGCACTAGCTGCATGATCCCGCGGGGCGGCCACTGCCTTGTAATCCAAGTGTGGCATTTACAGAGGTTTCTATGACAAAAGAACGAATGAAAGATCTATTGATTA